CCTCACCAAGAAGAAGGCGATGTCTAGCATAGAGTCTGACTACCAACTTCTGAGTCCGTCCTTTGAAATGTTGTGTATAAACTACGAGTCGATCCACAAGGTTAGTGGTAAGTTTGACATGATCGTATGTGATGAGGCCCATACCTTAGGCGCAATACCTAAGCCAAACAAGAGGGCCAAGCAGGTGCGTGACATGATAAGGCTAAACAACTTTCCCTATGTCGTTTTAATGTCAGGAACACCAACGCCTGAGAACTACAGTCAGATGTATCATCAGGTGTTTGGTATTCCAAACAACCCGTTCAGTAGGTATAAAAACTTTTACAGGTTTGCGGATGACTACGTCAAGGTGGTTCAGAAAAAGATAAACGGGCTTATGATAAACGACTATACCAACGGGTCTGAGGATATCATAAGGGTGATGAACGGATACACCATAAGGTATTCCCAAAAGGATGCGGGGTTTGAGTCGGTGATAGAGGAGGAGGTTTTGTATGTTGACATGCAGGAAAAAACCTACAACCTAGCAAACAGGCTGAAGAAAGACTTGGTGATAGAGGGTAAGGAGAACGTGGTACTTGCGGACACACCTGTCAAGTTAATGATGAAACTCCACCAAATGTATTCAGGTACAATAAAGTTTGAGAGTGGTGCATCTATGGTGCTAGATTACACCAAGGCTGAGTTTATAAAAGACAAGTGGTTCCCAAACGGTGAACTTTTTAGCACAAAGATTGGGATCTTCTACAAGTTTAAGGAGGAACTCAATGCACTTAAACATGTCTTTGGGGACAAGCTCACAACAGAGCTAGATGTGTTTAAGGAAACAGACTGCCCTGTCATAGCACTTCAGATAGTGAGTGGCCGGGAGGGGATATCACTGAAGGAGGCAAGCGCACTTGTCTACTACAACATAGACTTCTCAGCCACAAGCTATTGGCAGTCAAGGGATAGGATGACAACCAAAAACAGGAGACACAACAAGGTGTATTGGATATTCTCAAGGGGAGGTATCGAGAAACAAATATACAAGGCGGTAACAAAAAAGAAAGACTATACAATAAACCATTTTAAGAAAGAATTTTTATGAAACGATCAACTCAAATTCACTACGACAACGGTAAGGACTATGACCTTATTGATGTCATCGCAGACTACGGACTAAACTTTAACAGGGGAAACATTGTTAAGTATGTATGCCGCGCAGGCAAGAAGGGCAGCGAGATACAAGACCTCGAGAAGGCGATGGACTATTTGAAAAGGGAGATGGAATATATAAGGTCAGACTACAACCCTGAGTGGACAACAGACAGTACAATATAACAGAGATGTCAATACCAAAAACATTAGGGGAGTATAAAAAAACAATATGGATATTTGGACAGCCGCAGGAGATATGGATACCCATGATGAACCCACAATATCTAACGGAAAATAATCTTTGGGATAATGACAGAGCAGCAGATACAGAAGAAGCGTATTGACCAACTAGAGAGGGATGGTTATTACGTTATCAAGCTGATCAAGACAAACAAGAACGGGATACCCGACCTTGTTGCGCTGCATCCGAACGGAGATGTTCTGTTTTCAGAGGTAAAAAAACCAAACGGTGTAGTGTCAAAGCTACAGGAATATAGATTAAAAGAACTAGAAAGCTATGGATTCAGAACAGAAATCTACAGAGGGGACTAACATCGTTGCCTCATACCATGCGGCAATGGACATCATGATGTTGGAGGATGACGAGCAGCGACAGTTCTTTGAGAAACTTGTTGCGGTAAACTTTGATGGTGAGGAAACCGAGTACGGTGTTTCTGTTGACTGTTGTAAGAGGCAGTTGTTTTTTGAGGTCTACCTTATGAAAGACTTTGACGATGATGATGAGCCGTTACACTACCTTGAAGAGGTAAATGAAATAAGTATTGACGAATACCTAGACTTATGTTTAAATAAAAAAGCAATTTAATGGAATCAACAAGAACAAAAACACCAAAAAGTTTTGAGGGTTTAAAAAAGAACGCAGACTTCCTGCTTAATATTATTAAAATGGAAACTAGGTTAGACCTTAAAAACAAAACAAGGAGACGCGAGTATGTAGACGCAAGGGCTATAGCGTTTTATATTTTAAAGTCAGAAATGAACATGTCTTTAGAAGCTATTGGTAGGGTATTTAACAAAAACCACGCAACAGTATTGCACGGGATAAGACTTTTTTACAACCTGATAGAAACAGACAAGGCGTTTAAGAACAAGTTTAACAAGATTTTATTCCTGTTTAAAAAAGAAAAGGGTCAGGAGATTTCTTTTGTTGACAGTGATGATGAAATAAAAAAGTTAAAAAATTTATACGAGGAAAGGATAAAAGTATTACTTTTAGAAAATGATAAGTTAAAAATTAAGTTTGAAGACGTAGATAAACATCCGTACAAAGACATCAAAGATTTAATTTATCAAAGGCTGAAACCTAAACACAGGGATGAATTCAAGCGCAAGGTTAATGCAATATTAAATGGAATGTAATGGCATACACACTGAATGACGTAGAAAAAATACTAGAGTTTTCATCTTGGTCTGACAAGAAAAAGATTGATGAACTACTAAGGATAGACTGCGACCTTTACTGTAACCTAGGTAAGGAGTCTACAAAATCCGAGCGTGAAGAGGCAAAGAAAAATTCGAGAAGGATTTACCGGGCAATAAAAACAATAGACCAAGCCTTGGGATCTAACTTTCTCATTCACATGGATAAGTAAGATATGAAGATAACATCCACAGAAAACGAAAGACTTAAACACATCAACTTTCTGATGGATGAACTTCACAGCTCCTTAAATAACATATACGAGCTGCTTGTTGACAATGAGTTTGAAGAATGTTCTGAGGAAATCACAGGTCTTATAAGACAACTTAGGTCTATACTAGACTCAATAAAAGAAGACTTATGAAAAACAAAAGGATAAGACTCAAACCTATTGAAGCAAAGATATTAGGCAAGCCGGTATTGGATAAGTCTGACGGGAACGCAAGGTATACCTTAACCCCAACGGACATAGAAAAGTTAGATACCATACGTTCTGACCATAGTGAATTTGAAAAAGCCTGTAACAACCTAGGTATTGACCCGTTAAATGTTTCAAACTATTGGTACAAGGGTAAACATTTTTCTATTAACGTAAGGCCTAACCAAATAGATTACGAAAGTGTACGAAGCGGGATCATAGAGGAGATGAATAAGTATTCTCCCGTATACGAGAAGGTGGTGTATGAAAATACTAGGGAACCCCACCTACTTGTTATTGATCCTGCTGACATACACATCGGCAAACTCGCAGAGAGTTTTGAGTCCGGTGAAAGTTATGACGTACAGGTAGCAGTTAAACGCGTTTTAGATGGCGTTAAAGGCATTATAAAGAAGGCAAAGGGGTTTGATATAGATCAGATACTTTTGGTGGCAGGAAACGACATCCTACACATTGATACACCTAGACGTACAACAACGTCAGGAACGCCACAAGATACTAGTGGGATGTGGTACTCAAACTTCTTAATGGCAAAGCAGCTTTATGTGGAGATAGTGGAGCTGCTTACTCAGATATCTCCTGTTCATTTTGTATTTAACCCGAGCAACCACGACTACATGAGTGGCTTCTTTCTAGCTGATGTCATTCAGTCGTGGTTCAGGTTAAACAATAGTGTTACATTTGACTGCTCTATATCACACAGGAAATATTACAAGTACGGAAAGTCTTTGATCGGGACCACACATGGTGACGGTGCTAAGTGGGATAACCTCCCGATTTTAATGGCACAGGAAGCTCCAAATGAATGGGCTAAGACACATCACAGGTATGTATACACACACCATGTGCACCACAAAATAGCTAAGGATATGATTGGTGTAACCATAGAGTCACTACGATCACCGTCTGCCACAGACGGATGGCATCACCGCAAGGGATACCAACATGCACCAAAGGCGATAGAGGGATTCATACACCACCCACAACACGGACAGGTAGCAAGGCTTACACATTTATTTTAGCATGAGGTTTGAGACTGAGCAAGATTTAAATCGGGAGGAAAAGGCGATACAAACTTTTGTCGACAGGTTTAACGGCTCGTTTCAAAAGTTAGGTAGGAGCGATGTAGACTACAGGGTCTTTGACGAGAACAAAAACCTTGTAGCTTACGCAGAGATAAAGGGTTTATACAAGTCAATAGCTAACGCATACCCACTTCCCGTTGCAATGAGGAAGGTATCAAAGCTGTGTGACAAAAGGCTAAACCCTGTGCTTATATGGGCCTGTGATGACGGCAT